ACCCGCCTCGAGATTTTAGACCCCTCCCAATTTTCTCTCAAATACCCCTCTCTCAGATGGCTGCTATGAAGTCTGTTTTCTGGTGCTTTACCATTTTCTTCACTACTTCATCCCTCCCCAAATTAACTCCCCTTTTTGAGAATTCCTGCGTGAGCTATGCCTGCTGGCAAGAGGAAGAGTCTCCCACGACTCGACGACGCCACTTGCAGGGATATTTGCAGTGTAAGGGTCAGAGGACCCTGAAACAGGTGAAAACCCTTTTCGGTGACCTGAATCCTCATTTGGAGAAACAGCGAGCTCGTAAGACTGATGAAGCCCGCGACTACTGTATGAAGACTGCAGAGGCCTGCTGCAGGGTTTCCGGTCCCTATGAGTTTGGGAATTATGTCGCCGGTGGTTCCAATAAACGGAAATTGGAAGATCTGTTGGGTAATTCAGATAACGAGATTGAAGAACCCCAGAAGTATCGAAGAGCCATGGCGATGAAGATGACCAAGGCTTCACATCAGTGGGCCCTAGAAAATCCCTTTCCATTTGAATTAAAGGAATGGCAGGAGCGTTTGTCGGATGCTTTAAGTTTGAATCCAGATGACCGCGCTATTTATTGGGTATATGGACCCACTGGTGGGGAAGGGAAGTCCCAGTTTGCCAAGTACCTGGGTTTAAACAAAAACTGGTTGTATTTACCTGGTGGCAAGGTTAATGACATGATGTACATGTATTGTAAGACGCCCCAGAGTAATTTAGTTATAGATTATCCTAGGTGTAATAAAGATTTTATTAATTATGCTTTCTTAGAGATGGTTAAGAATAGGACTGTTTATAGTTATAAGTATGAGCCGGTAGGATTTATAGATCCTACTTGTAATGTTCATGTTGTAGTTATGGCTAATTTCCTTCCTGATTATGAAAGGATTAGTCAAGATCGAATAAAATTGATAGATTTGTCTTAATTATTTGTCTCATCGTCACTATTAATTTGAAGTTAAACTAGGCCGCGCAGCGGCCTTGAAGATAATTAATTTTGCTTCTTGAAGACAATAAGGAATGAAATGAAAGAAATGAAACTGTAAATATAGTGGGTCCCACATAATAATATTAATTAAAATAAATAAATAAAAATATTTGGGCTGAATAAAACAAATGGTCTACAAGTGGCCCAAATGATATAAGGCCCGTCAGGACGTGATATATTGACTGGTCAACTCATTAATGGTATTTCTGTCATTTTATATCTTCACACGCTTAAACCTCTAGACCCTTGGATATATCCGTACGCTCTCACGTGTAAACCTCTAGACCAGGAGAGAGAAAGCTGTAGACCCTATAAATAGAAACCCACTCGAGGCGGCCTTAGTATT